CTCCAACTGACGTTGATCAGTTTGAGAAAGGTGAAATGAAAGGTGACTTGGGTAGAAAGCCTAAGGCATTGACAGCACTTGTAAGAAACTGTGTAAACATGTTTGGAAGTTGGAACGTGGGTCTTGTAGCAACCAATCACACATATGCATCACAAGATATGTTTGATCCAGATGATAAAATATCAGGCGGACAAGGATTTATCTACGCAAGTTCAATTGTGATAGCAATGAAAAAACTTAAACTTAAAGAAGACGAAAAAGGCAACAAAATATCCGACGTAAGGGGTATTAGAGCCGCATGTAAAGTTATGAAAACAAGATATGCAAAACCTTTTGAAAGTGTGCAAGTAAAAATTCCATATGACACAGGAATGGATCCTTATTCGGGTTTGTTAGATTTATTTGAGAAAAAAGGTGTAATAAAACAACAGGGCAATAGATTAAAATATGTTGACTCAAAAGGAGTAGAAACCATAGAGTTCCGAAAAAACTGGACAGGTGATAAATTAACAAAAGTCATGAATGACTTTAGTGAGATCACAACCCAGGAGACAACACAAGATGGAACCAACAATGGATAGTACACAAATTGAAGAAATTTGGACAAGTATTTCACATTACGTACCTGAAAGACAAAAGTTAGATTGTGCAGTTGATTTTGTAAAAACTCTTGTTGACCAAGGCATTGATTCAGATGTTCTAAAAGCGGCAATGGAGTATGATGAAAAATTAACAGAAGCAATCACAATTGTTCTGGAAGACGAAGTAGACGATGCTTATGGTGACGATGATGAGAACTGGCGTGAGGACTAATGGGTTGGTACAACACTATCAGCAAAGACATTTCAAAAATACCAGAAGCAATCCTGTATTTCAATAACGAATATGAACAGGCTAGAAAAGAATGCCGAATATACGGCAACTTAGAAAAAGCATCAGCGGCTATGCCCGGCATAGTTGAACACAGATTTCAACAACTACAAGAAATTGAAGCAATTCTAGAATATCTAAATATAGAAAAACGTAAATTAAGATCCCAACACTTCAAAAAATATTTAGAAAATTATCAAAGAGCATTGTCTAGCAGAGATGTTGAAAAGTATGTTGACGGCGAAGCCGACGTGGTAGATTTTGATAAAATTGTTAATGAATTTGCTTTACTTAGAAATCGTTGGTTAGGAATCACCAAAGGTTTAGATCAAAAACAATGGCAACTAACCAATATTGTGAAACTGAGAGTAGCAGGAATGGAAGATGCCAACATCAAATAGAATTATACTCACAGACGTAGACGGGGTTCTTTTAGAATGGGAACGTCATTTTACAAAATGGATGTTGCAAAGAACACTGTTTGACGAAAGAGGTGCAAGATATCACCCATATAGATTGTTGCCAGACAAGCAGAACACCTACGAGATGGCAGAACGTTTTGATCTCACTAAAACAGAAATAAGAAAATTGATAAGAGAATTTAACAGAAGTGCTTGGATGGGTACTCAAAGACCTATGCCAGAATCACAGACATGGGTGAAACTTTTACATGCAGAAGGATGGACATTTATACCAATAACATCACAAACATCAGATATACCTGCTCAAGAACTTAGGAAAAAAAGATTAGCAGAATTATTTGGTCCAAATGTATTTCAAAACTATCATATTTTAGGCACAGGAGCAGACAAAGATTCTGCTTTGGCAGAATTTCACGACACAGGTTTATGGTGGATTGAAGACAAACCACATAACGCAGTCACTGGTTTAAATTATGGTTTGAAACCTTTGCTGGTAGATCACCCATACAATCAAGGATTTACACACGAAAAAATTCAAAGAGTAAATAATTGGCAACAAATATATCAAATAGTAAATGGTAAACAAAAAGAAAATATTAATAATGGGCTTGCCTGGGTCAGGTAAGACAACTTTAGCAAACAAACTAGTACCTATGTTTAATGCAGTTTGGTTAAACGCAGACGAAGTTAGAAAAAATGCTGACGATTGGGACTTTTCTCCTGAAGGTAGAACACGTCAAGCAAATAGAATGAAATCAATGGCAGAAGATGCTTTGGCTAATAACAGGAATGTTGTTGCTGATTTTGTTTGTCCAACAGAAAAAACAAGATCAGATTTTGGTGCTGACTATGTTGTTTGGATGGACACAATCAAAGAAGGACGATTTGATGACACAAACAAAATGTTTGTACCACCAGAAAAATTTGACTTTAGGGTGACTCACCAAGAAGCAGACATGTGGGCATTTTTAATCAAACAGGATATCTATGACAAATTGGGACAATAAAAAACCAACAGCACAGATGCTGGGAAGATGGCAACCATGGCACGCTGGACATCAAAAACTATTTGAAGAGACTTTAAAAAGAGCAGAACAGGTTTTGATAATGGTCAGAGATGTACAAGGTGTTGATGATAATCCTTTTGATTTTGAAACTGTAAAGAAAAATATCGAAACTGCTTTACTGCCTAAATATCAAGGCAAGTTTAAAATTATATTAGTGCCAAATATAACAAACATATGTTATGGCAGAGGCGTGGGATATAAAATAGAAGAAATTGTTTTGGATGCAGAAACACAAAAAATATCTGCAACAGACATCAGAGAACAGATGAGACAGGAAGGAAAACTTTAATGTATAAATTTGAAATAAAACAAGACAAGCCTGTAGACAAAACCATATGGGACAAGGACATGTGGTACGAAGACAATGCTGTAACTCCACATTACACCAAAGAATATCCATGGTGGGAAAGCAGTTTTGGCAAAGTGTACAAACAAATGACTCCTCATTTAGAAAACAAAAGAAAGGCAATTGACGTTGGTGCCTGTGTGGGTCAATGGGCAAGACAACTGTCAAAAGATTTTCAAGAAGTTTTGTGTTTTGAACCAAGGAAAATTGCAATCCCAAAATTTTTATTAAACGTTGACATGACTAACGTGAGACTGTTCAATTGTGGCATTGGTGACAAACACCAACAAGTGTTAATGAGCAAAAGTCGTGTAGGCGATTTCCCATTACAAAACGGAAAACCAGTCAAAGACAAGTACAAAGAAACAGTTGATATAGTGCCAATAGACGAGCACAATCTTACAGAAATAGATCTAATTAAAATAGACACAGACGGCTATGAACAATGGGTACTGCCAGGAATGGAACAGACAATCAAAACAAACAAACCATTAATAGTCATTGAACAATTCAAATGGTGGGATGGTGGCTTACCTGGATTCAAATACATGGAAGCAGTTATGACTTTGCGATCTTGGGGTTACAGATGTGTGGGACAGCACGGTTTTGATTGGATAATGAAATATGAAAAAGCATAAGAGTTGGTTTTTGCCAGATTGGGAAACACACTTTGTTGAAATAATGAATCAAAAAAACATTGACGGTTATCAGATAGAAGGCCGTACTGTTAGCATACAAGAATCTTTAAAATTAAATGGCTGGCAACCAAAATTGGCAATTGATGTTGGAGCAAATGTTGGGTTTTGGAGCAGAGATTTGTGTGAAAAATTTGAAAAGGTCTGGGCCTATGAACCAATGGATTACAATATAGAATGTTTACAAGCAAATGTCATCAAAAAAAATATTACTGTCAAAAATTATGCACTGGGTTCAGCAATCGAAAACAAAAATATTCTTTACACCACTACAAAAAACAGTGGACAAGCCAGTTTTCATAAAGACGCAATTCTCACAGATGATCCTATATTAGACAGATCAGTACCAGTGTCTACAATTGATGATGAAACAAAAGATTTACCCAAAAATTTTGCAGACAATTGCTACATGAAAATTGATGTTCAAGGACACGAAAAAGATGTAATCATGGGTGGATTAAATTTCATCAAAAGTCACAAACCAATTATATGCACAGAAGTCAGAGCAAATAAGGAAAATATTCCAGGGTGGATGAAATTTTTTGATAAATTAAACTATAGACTATTGGTTAAAACAAAAAAAGAATTTACGTTTATAAGCAACGAAAGGTGGCCAAATGAAGATATACGTAGGACATGACAGCAGAGAAGACATAGCGTATCAAGTGTGTGAACATAGTATCAAGAGAAGAGATCCGTCTGCAGAAGTAATTCCGTTAAAACAAAAACAGATGCGAGATCAAGGTATCTATACAAGACCCATTGACAAATTGGCTTCAACAGAATTTACATTTACAAGATTTTTTGTTCCATACCTTAATGATTTCAAAGGTTGGGCAGTGTTCTGTGACTGCGATTTTGTTTGGCAGATACCCAGTCATGAACTAGTAAAATATTGTGACCCAAGCAAAGCAGTGGTTGTTGTTCAACATGACTACAAACCCAAAGAAGGAACCAAAATGGATGGACAAGTGCAAACAGTGTATCCAAGAAAAAATTGGTCAAGTATGGTGTT